ACATCCTTAACTTAGAAGACAAATTAGACCAATTGATGGCTGAATTTGAAGACCTAATGGGCGACGGCGCTGGTGCTGACCTAGGCGACGGCGACGGTTTTGGCGCTGACGAAGGCGGCGATGCTATCGAAATGGACGATACAGAAGAAATGACTGATGGCATGTTTGAAGCAGTTAGTTTAAAAGCAGCCCCAAAGCCAGTGACTTCTGAAGAAGGCAGCGTTAACAAGAAGTCTAGTGTAGCTGCAAATGCAGGCGCAAAAGGCCCAATTGGTAACAGCGTTAAGCCTGTACACACAGGTGGCGAAATGGGCGGTAAGCACGATTCTAGCGCTTACAGCAACACAACAAAAGATCTTATCGGCGATTTCCAGAACAAAGCTGGTTCTAGCATGAAAAAGCCAGGCGCTGCTACTAAGCCAACATTGAGCCAAGCAAGCGGTGTTAACACCAAGTCTCCAGTTGCTAAAGGTTAATCTTTAATGAAAACCCTAAGAGAACAACTTACCTTTAACCAAGCTAACATTCAAGTGCTAGAGGAATCTAGCCCTGATGGTAGCGGTAAGAATCTCTATCTCAAAGGTATTTGCATTGAAGGCAACAAGCGCAATGCAAATGACCGCGTATATCCATTGCACGAAATTACTCGTGCTGTAAACACTATTAACGAACAGATCCGTAACGGTAACTCTGTACTAGGCGAAGTAGATCACCCAGATGACTTAAAAATCAACTTGGATCGTGTTTGCCACAGTGTTGAAAATATGTGGATGGACGGAGAAGCAGGCTGCGGCAAGCTCAAGATTCTACCAACCCCAATGGGCGAGTTAATTAAAACTCTCCTTACTTCTGGCGTTAAGTTGGGCGTATCAAGCCGTGGTTCTGGCAACGTTGACGACAGAACAGGACATGTGAGTGACTTTGAAATAGTCACAATCGATGTGGTTGCCCAACCCAGTGCTCCTAATGCTTACCCAAAAGCAATTTATGAAAGTATGATGAATATGCAATACGGTCATAGATTGTTGGAGATTGCAAAAGAAGCTGGTCAGGACAACAAAGTGCAAAAGTATCTCAAGAATGAAGTTGTAAAACTCATTAGAGAACTTAAAATCTAAGGAGAATCTACTAATGTTAGATGCAATCAAACCATTGCTAGATAGCAACTTGATCACCGAGGAAACTCGTACAGAGATCAACGAAGCTTGGGAAGCCAAGCTAAGTGAAGCTCGTGAACAAGCTCGTGCAGAACTACGTGAAGAGTTCGCACAACGCTATGAGCATGATAAAACAGTAATGGTGGAAGCCCTAGACAAGATGGTAACAGAAGGTTTGGCAGCAGAGATCCAAGCAGTTGCAGCTGAAAAGCAACAACTAGCTGAAGATCGTGTTAAATTCCAACAAAAGATGAGCGAAAATGCTACAAAGTTTAACAGCTTTATGGTTACTAAGCTATCTGAGGAAATTAGCGAATTGCGTAAAGACCGTAAGATGCATGCAGAAGGTCTCGAAAAACTCGAGAACTTCATGGTACATGCACTAGCTCGTGAAATTCAAGAATTTGCCGCTGACAAGCGTGAAGTAGTCGAAACTAAAGTTCGTCTAGTCCGTGAAGCTCGTAGCAAACTTGAAACTCTCAAGGCACGTTTCGTTAAGGAAAGTGCTCAGAAGATGAGCCAGGCTGTTAGCCACCACTTGAAGGCTGAACTTACTCAATTGTCTGAAGACATCAAAATTGCTCGTGAGAACAATTTTGGTCGCAAGATTTTCGAAGCATACGCTAGCGAATTCGGTGCTACTCACTTAAATGAGAAGGCAGAAGTACGCAAATTGTACAGTATGTTAGAAAGCAAGCAACAGCAATTGGCCAAGGCCATTAAACTCGGACAACAAGCAAAAGTTGTTGTTGAGTCCAAAGAACGTGAAATACGTATGATCAAAGAATCCAATGAGCGTCAAAGCACAATGGAAATGTTGTTAGCTCCTCTAAACAAGGAAAAACAAGCGGTCATGCGTAATTTACTGGAAAGCGTTCAAACACCTCGTTTGAAGAACGCATTCGAAAAGTATCTACCAGCAGTTTTAGAAGACCGCTCAGTGAAAGCCAAAAAAGTAATCGCTGAATCTGTCTCTGAAGTTACTGGAGATAAATCTGTTCCAAGTCAGCCGGAAGATCGCAGTAACGTGATCGACCTCAAGCGTCTGGCAGGGTTATAAAATTTTATAGGAGACTTAAATGTCACAAGAACTATTAGAAAGCCGCTGGGGCGAAACCAAAGAAGCATTGCTTGAAGGTTTGAACGGCTCAAAGCGCAACAGCATGGGTGTTATCTTAGAAAACACTCGTAAGTACTTGAAAGAAAACGCTTCTGCGGGTTCTACAGCAAGTGGCAACATTGCTACACTTAACCGTGTTATTTTGCCAGTTATCCGTCGTGTAATGCCAACAGTTATCGCTAACGAGTTGGTAGGCGTTCAGCCAATGACTGGTCCTGTTGGCCAAATCCACACTCTACGTGTTCGCTATGCAAACTCATTGACAGACACTTCTGCTGCTGCTACTTCTGTTGCAGCTGGTGAAGAAGCATTGTCTCCATTCAAGATTGCTACAGCTTACTCTACAGTTCCAGCTGGTACTAACTCTACTAGCAACTACACTGGTGGCAACACAGCTACCATGGAAGGTACTGGCGGTAAGCAGATTTCCGTACAAATCTTGAAGCAAGCTGTTGAAGCTCGTACACGTAAGTTGCAAGCTCGTTGGACTTTTGAATCTGCACAAGATGCACAAGCCATGCACGGTATCGACGTTGAAGCAGAAATTATGGCTGCTTTGGCTCAAGAAATTACCGCTGAGATCGACCAAGAAATCCTTCTCAGCCTACGCTCTTTAGCCGCAACTGAGTTCACATACAACCAAGCTACCGTTTCTGGTACTGCTACATTCGTTGGTGACGAACACGCTGCTCTAGCTGTTTTGATCAACCGTGTTGCTAACTTGATCGCCCAACGTACACGTCGTGGCGCCGGTAACTACGCTGTTGTTAGCTCTGCTGCATTGACAGTATTGCAATCTGCAACAACTTCTGCTTTTGCTCGCACTACAGAAGGCACATTCGAAGCTCCTACAAACACTAAGTTTGTTGGTACATTGAACGGTTCTATGAGAGTTTTCGTTGACAGCTACGCTGCTGACACAACTCCAGTATTGGTTGGTTACAAAGGTTCGTCAGAAGCTGACGCTCCAGCGTTCTACTGCCCATACATCCCGTTGATGAGCTCTGGTGTTGTTCTTGATCCAACAACATTCGAACCAGTCGTGTCATTCATGACACGTTATGGTTACATCGAATTGACCAACACAGCATCTAGCTTCGGCAATGCTGCTGACTACTTGGGCGAGATCGCTGTATCTAACTTGTCTTTCAGCTAATCACTGCAAGACTTGCCCAGG